CGGCTGATGCTCCTCCCCTGGTCCATAGACGCCGCCGACGGCTGGGCCACCAAGCGGGCCGAGGAGAGCCTGTACTTTTTCATCCGCCTGATGTGGCGGACTTTGGAGCCGGCAACGAAGTTTGCCGAGGGCTGGTGGCCGCAGGCGTGGTGTGAGCACCTTGAAGCGGTGGCCGATGGACGCATCACGCGGCTAATCGGCAACTGTCCACCGGGCAGCACGAAGTCGCTCATAAGTAATGTTTTTTTTCCGGCGTGGATGTGGGGTCCAAAAAGAAAGCCAAGCACGCGCTTTCTGACGGCAGCTTATTCGCAGATGCTGACCGAACGCGACAACGACCGGATGCGAACGCTCGTCACATCGCAGGAATACCAAAGCCGTTGGGGGAATGTTTTCAAGGCCAACGACAGCAAGGTGCTGTTTGCCAACGACAGGACCGGCTGGAAAGTGGCGTCGTCGGTCGGCGGCACCATCACCGGCCAGCGCGGCGACATTTTCATCATCGACGATCCGAACAACATCAACGAGTCGGAATCCAAGGTCGTCCGTGAAAGCACGAACCGCTGGCTGGCAGAGGTGATGCCGACCCGGTTGAACGACCTCGAAAAGTCCGCCATCGTCCTGATCCAGCAGCGCACCCACCAGGAGGACGCGACCGGCTTTCTGCTTGACCCGACGCGCGGCGGCGACCGCTGGTGCTACGTCATGGTGCCGATGACGTACGATCCGGACTGGACATGCGGCGAGACGAGCATCGGCTGGCGCGACCCGAGAATTGAGAACGGCATCAAGCGCGCCGCCGAGGCTCAGCAGCGGGTCCGCGACGCAGGCGGGAGTGACGAGGCTGCGGCAAAGGCGGCGCACGAGGCTGAGCGTGGCGAACTCTTCTGGCCCGAGCGCTTCAGCGCCGATGCCGTGGCGAAGTTGCGCGAGACCATGACCGACTTCTCATGGGCCGGCCAGATGCAGCAACACCCCGAGCCTCGCGGCGGTGCCATCATCAAGCGCGACTGGTGGAAACTCTACGGCAAGCCGGACGAAGACCCGACCGAAGTGAAGCTGCGGTTCCCGCCGTTCTCGTTCCTGCTCGCGAGCCTTGACTGCGCGCTGACCGACAAGACCGAGAACGATCCCAGCGCCATGGTAGTGCTGGGCATCTGGGAGAACCAGAATAATCTGCGTCAGCAGGTCATGCTCGTCCACGCTTGGCACGATCACCTGAAACTGGCCGATCTGGTCAAGCGCGTGGCGAGAGAGTGTGAGAACTATCACGTCCATACGCTGCTGATCGAGAACAAGGCATCGGGCCATTCGGTTCAGCAGGAAATCCTGCGCCAGTACCAACGCCAGGATTGGAACACAATACTCGTCGATCCGCACGTCGCCGGAGCAAGAGACAGCGGCAAGGTAGCGAGAGTTCATTCAGTAACGCATCTCTTTGAGGAAGGATTGATTTGGCACCCAAACACAACGTGGGCACAAGATTTAATAGATGAAAGTAGCATCTTTCCCCGCGGCAGTCACGACGACCAAATCGACGCGCTTGTAATGGGCCTCCGGTATTTCCGCGACAACGGCATCCTCTATCGTCCTCAAGAAAAACGCTGGCACGAGGAAGACGTGGCGGCGCTGGCGCGAACACAGGCGGCGCCGAGGCCGCTGTATGATGGATGAGGAAATGCCAAGAGTTGTTAAAGCCCAAATCAGCGCCGAATCTCTTAATTGTCTGCCGAATGAGGCGCGACAGGACCGCTTTGCTGCACTTGCGGTTGAACTCTACCATGACGACTGGCGGGTTGGATTGACGCGCGACATGCGGAAGACTCGACGCACAATCGACCGATGGCGTTCTGGTTCGACGCCGATTCCTGTGGTTGTGCTTGTGGCGCTTGGCGCGATGGTGGCGGCAAAACGAGCGGGAATTTAGTGATGGACATGAAGCAGGCCCTGGCCTTGGGCTACCAATACGCCATCCACGGCGGCAAGGACCCGGCGCCCGAGGCCGCCAAGGCGCTCTCGCGCGCCGAGATCAACGCCGAACTGGTCCGCATGGTCCCGCTGCTGGAGCGCGATCACATCAGCCGGGTCCGGACGACGTTCCTTGAGCGCGTCATTGCCTTGACGCCACCGGCATAACCCCCCATAATGCCCACCGGCTCTCTGCGCGCTGCACCGGGCCATCCTGCGACGTACCGCGTCCGCGCCGGGCCTGGGAGCGCCGCCGACGGAGAGCCATCAGTGGCCGACGCGGCGCGCACCATCCAGACCGACGACGACCAGGAGGGAACCCTCGACGAGCAGGGACGCCTTCACATCCCGACGCCTGACGGCGGCATCATCATCCGGACGAACTGGCGGCAGAAGGCGGCCGGAGCGTCGAAGCACAACGCCAACCTGGCGGAAACCCTCGATCCCAACCGACTCTCGGCACTGGCCGACGATCTGATCCGTGAGATTCAGGCCGACGACCAGTCGCGCCGCGAGTACATGGACAGTCTCGCCAAGGCCATCGAATGGCTCGGCACGCGGGTCGAGGATGCCTCGACGGCGATGAACGACACCGCCGCGCCGCTGGAGGGCATGTCCACCTACCGGCATCCGCTGCTCCTTCAGAGCGCGATCCGGTTCCAGGCCGACTTCGTGACCGAGATGCTGCCGAGCGACGGCCCAGTGAAGGTCCGCGACGACACGCCGGAGCCGCCGGCCGGGACGTCGGCCGCCGAGTCGGTCGAGCCGGAGTCCGCCACCGCCCCGGCGACCGGCGTCACGTCGGCCGACCTCGCGGCGGCGCTCGAGAAGGACTTCAACCACTACCTGACCAAGACGGCGACCGAGTACTATCCCGACACGACGCGGATGGCGTTCCGGATCGGCCTGTTCGGCCCCGGCTTCAAGAAGGTCTACCACTGCCCGATCCGCCGCCGGCCGGTCTCGGAATCCATCGACGTCAATGACCTGATCGTGGATTACGCGGCGACCGACCTCCGCAACGCCCAGCGGGTGACGCACAAGATCAAGATGCGGCCGTCGCAGCTTCGCCGCATGGTCAAGGCCGGCGTCTACCGGGAAGTGCCGCTCGGTGCGCCGCAACTGAAGCTGGATGTCGTCGAGGAAGCGACCAACCGGGCCGGCGGCATCACGGCGTTCTCGGCGCTGCCCGAGGACCATCCCCGGATCATCTACGAGACCGCGACCGAGCGAGACCTGGAAGGCGACGACTTCCTGCCCTACAAGATCACGGTCGATCTGGAGAGCCGGCAAATCCTGTCGATCTACCGCAACTGGAATCCCGACGACAAACTCAAGATGGCGCGGGAAGAGATCGTCGATTTTGGCTATATCAATGCCCTTGGCTTCTACGCCATCGGCCTCGTCCATGTGCTGGGCAACACCACCAAAGCCCTAACGGCGGCGTTCCGTGAGTTTCTTGATTCCGGGATGTTCGCCAATTTCCCCGGTTTTCTCTATTCGGAGGATGTCGGCAAGCAGACGACCAACCAGTTCCGCGTCGCCCCCGGCAGCGGCGTGCCGATCAAGACCGGCCAGCGCCCTATCGGGGAAGTGGTCTCTCCGCTGCCCTACAAGACGCCCGACTCGGCCTTCATGGCATTCATCCAGCACATCGAGGAGGGCGGCAAGGCGCTTGGCGGCGAGGCGTCGGCTCCGCTGTCCGAAAGCACCGCCAACATGCCGGTCGGCACCATGCTGGCCCAGATCGAACAGGCTTTGAAGCCGATCAAGGGTGTCTTCAAAGGACTGCACCGCTCCCAGGCGCGCGAGTTCCAGTTGCTGAAGAAACGCTTCCAGGAAGACCCGGAGGCGTTCTGGCGCTTCAATCCGAAGCCGGCGCGGCAATGGGAAGTCGATGAGTTTCTCGCCGCGCTCGACAACGCCAACCTGGTCCCGATGGCCGATCCGAATACGGCGTCGCAGGTCCAGCGCATCGCCATCGCGTGGGCCATGCTGGAACTCATCAAAACCGCGCCGTGGCTGTTCCACGACCGCGACGCGGCGCTTCGTTTCATGCGGATGGTCGGCGTGCCGGACCCCGAGGGCATCATGGCCTCGGTCGAGGAAGTCGCCCAGGCCAAGGCGGCGATGCAGGGCCAACAGGGCGGAGCCGGCAAGCAGCAGGACCCGGCGCTCAATGCCGCCAAGGCCCAGCAGGCCCAGGCCGCCGCCGGACTGGCGCAGGCGCAGACCCAGAAGACACTGAGCGAGGCGCAGACCGGGGCCGCCGAGACAGCGGCGACCCTTCAGGAAAAGCAGGACGAGCGGAAGTTCCGCGCCACCGAGATGCTGTCCGAAGCGCAGGAGCGCGACGCCGACCGCCAGGAGCATCTGCAAATCGCCCAGATCAACGAGCAGAGCGCGCGGTTGAAGACGGGGGCCGATCTCGCGACGGCGGGAGCTGAACACGCCGCCGAGGAACGCCAGCAGGCCGCCCAACATGCCCACGAACGGACGACGCAAGCTGCCGAACACACCCAAGCGGCGGGGATCGCCGGGTTGCAGGCCATGACGAAGGAACCGGACAATGGCAAAGTTTGACGAGATTCGGACGGCCGCCAAGGAGAGCCACGAGAAGCGCGTGGCCGAACACCGCGCTCATGGTGGGCGCGTCCTCACCGCCGCCGAAGACGAGAAAGCCGACAAGCGCCTGATCGCCGAGGAGCTGAAGAAACGCGGCATCGAAGGCCACGAAAAGAAGCACGGCGGCGAGGTCGAGGGGCGCGCCCGTGGCGGCAAAGTGGACCGGCCCGGCAAGCACGGCGGCAAGACCGTCGTCAACATCGTGCTGCCCCAGACCGGAGGCGGCCAGCAGGCCGTCCCGGTGCCGGTGCGCCCTCCTGTCGCGGCTGCCCCGCCTCCGGGCGCTGGGCTGCCTCCGCGTCCCATGGCGGCTCCCGCAGGCGGCATGGGGGCGATGCCGCCTCCTGGTGCGATGCCTCCCGGCGCGATGCCGCCCCGTGCCCGTGGTGGCCGGATGACGGCGGGGGCGATGTCGGGTGAGGGCCGGCTGGAGAAGATGGAAGGCAAGCGGTGAAAGTACCGACAGTTAGCGACCCAGGGGACCCGTGGTTCCCGATTTGTGCTGCGGGATGGCCTCTCGGCATACCAGTCGAATGGGGCATGATTTCTCGGGACTATCTCAGCGACATAGGAGAATCCATCTCATCCGAGGTCAATCGGTTGGCTAAGGCGAACCTACTTTGGGAACAGGATTTTCAGTCTGACGCCTGGTTCCGCCGCACGCCGGAGTTTTATGGACGTAGGACCGCTGCCGCTGCTATTTTGGCAGCCGACCAGCCGAAGGCCACGATTGCCCTTTCCGCCGCTCTCGCGTTGTTGCCGTTACCGGAGCAGCGCGATGGACTGCCTATGTACAAGACTTGCACCGATCAAGTCTATGTCATAATTGCTTCGGTGGACCAAGGGGTGTTTCCGACACATCGGAACTACGAGGAGGCAATTGCCGCATGGGCGACAAACTTCATCAAATACCTCAGCGAAACCCCTGGCGATTTGTTGTGGTGGCGCGAACATCCGGAGATTGAGGGGCATATTCCGTTTGGAGACACGGCGCCCGTATGGCAGGTCTACAGTCGCTTGGTGATTGAACCGCCATGATCCATCCCCAGGTCCTTGACCATCTGAAGGCCAAGATCGCGGAGATCGTCGCCGAACGGGCGCGGTTGCTGGCAACCGGCGTCGCCAAGGACTGGTCGGACTACCAGCGCCGCGTCGGCTACATCGAGGGACTGGAACGCATTCAGTCCATCATCGACGAAATCATCGAGGACAAAAAGGACAACAGATGAGCAACGAAGCTGCGGCAGACGCCCTGCCGTGGATCGCCATCCCACCCACGCGGGTGAAGGCTCCGGCAAGAGAGAGCGAGGCCCTCGGGTTCGTTCAGGACCCCGATGCCTTTTTCGACAAAATGAAAAACGACATGTTCGCCCAGGTCGGCGATCTGTCACATATTCAGGTGCCGCTGAACCGCATCCTCGTCATGGTCTGGGTCAGGCCCGAAATGCGCGGCTCCATCATCCTGACCGCCAAGACGCGCGACGAGGACGTGTACCAGGGCGTCTCGGGCCTTGTCCTGAAACTCGGCCCCCACTGCTACGAGCCGAACGACCAGATCGAGTTCCGCGATGAGGACCGCTGCCGCGTCGGCGACTGGGTGATGTACCGGCGCGGTGAGGGTTTCCGCCTGCGTCTCTGGAAGCAGGAGTGCGTGATGCTCCACGACGAGCGGAGCATCAAGATGATCCTGCGCCATCCTGACGCGGTGTTCTGACATGAGCGATACATGGGCAATGGAATATAAGATGGCGATTCCCGCCGATCTCTCGGGAGCGTCCTTGGATGAAGCCTACCGGAGCCTTGGCGGACATCCGCAACTATTGACCCTTGTTGTTTCCAAAAGCAACGAGAGGACGGCCAGAAAACTTCAGGAAGAACATAGGATTGGGGTAGTGGTAGTTCCGGATGGCATCTTGAAAAGCCTTCACTGTTGGGCGCTGATCCGCGACAATAACTGCGTTTGGTCGGAGCCACCCGCATGAGCAATCTTATCATCGACGTTCCAGGATCGTCTCCGCTGGCTGCTCAGATTGTGGAGATGCCGGCAGATGACAACTGGGAGCATCTGCATTCCGGATGGAATATGGCGTGTGGAATTACTTCAAACGACAAGATAAGGGCGTGGATAGGGCCAGACGGTCGTATTCTATTGGCCTATTTTATGTCATCGGATTCGGATTATGAGCAAAAGCAAGTCAAATGTTTCCACAATCTTATCTGGAAACTCACTGAATTGGAGCGGCTGGGTTATATAACATTACGCTTAGATGAGGAGGAAACTTGCTTATGAGCGAAACCCTCCCCCGCACACCCGCGCCGCAACTCAACCCCACAACCGGCGAGCCGCCCGG